AAGATCCGTCATATCTACGGGGGCGGCTTGCTGGTAGATGCTGAAAAAGGCACGACCAAGGCTGTAGTAGCTTAACCAGGTAGACCCATAGAAGTTGTTTTAACAAATACCTCTCTCAGACAGGGAGAGGTATTGATTAAGGTGGCTTCGGTATTACGGAGATAACGTTTTTTATATAGGCAAACATGGCACTTTCTGACTTTCAATCCATTGTAGATGACTTGCTGCGTGATGATGCTGGCCACATCACTACTACGCAACGTGATACTGCAATCACGACAGCGCTGGCGCGGTACAGCAAAGATAGACCGCGCCAAAAAGTAGAAGACATCGTTGCACCAGGTGGCAATCTATTGCCATTGCCAGTTGCTTGGGAAGCAGATTTTAGCCAGGTACAAAGCCTTGAATATCCGATTGGTAATGTGCCGCCAGCTATCATCAATGCTCAGGGTTATGAACTTTACACGTCACCAAACGAAGTGTTGATCATGGTGCGTGATGGCTTTGGTATTAATGTGAACATACGTGCGACATTCACAATTACACATATGCTAAGCGATATTGCTGATACGGTGCCGCTTGGAGATCGTGAGGCGGTCTGCTGCCTTGCGGCTGCCAGTCTATGTGACCAGCTGGCTGGGCTTTATTCTGGCGATAGCGACAGCACCATTCAGGCCGATAGCGTCAATCATCAAAGCAAGGCGGGCGAGTTTGCAAGCCGCGCAAGAGCTTTGCGTAAACGTTACTTAGATGAACTCGGCATCGATGCAAAAAAGAATGTCGCTGCGGGTGTGGTGGTGGATCTGAATTTAAGCAATAGTCAGGGTGGCCCACGTCTTACGCATCGTAGAGGGTATCGCTAATGGAAATCCAGCTACCAGGGTTTGATAGGCTTCAGCGTGCTTTTATGCAATCACCGCAACTGGTTGAGCGTGATTTGCTAGCTTGGGCAGATACTACAACAGCACACCTGACGGATGAGATCACATCGCTGACACCAAAAGATACGGGATTATTGCAACAAAGCATCAAGCCTAGCGTCGTGCAGGTTGGCGCATTGGGTGTGAGCGCTGTCATTGGTACGCCGCTTAGCTACGCGCGGCCAGTTGAATTTGGCAGCGAGCCGCACGACATTTTGCCTAAAAACGGCAAGGCATTACATTTCATGATGCGCGGAATCCCTATCACAGTTAAAAAAGTGCATCACCCAGGCAGTAAAGGTTACTTCATGTTCAGTCGTGCTTTTGATGCCAACTTGCAACAAGTGCAGGATTCATTCGTGCGCATGGTTGATCGTGTACTAGCAAAAATTGCAGCAGGTGCCGTATGACAACGACCTCTGATATTAGGGCCTCTATTGTTGCCAAGCTGATTGCGATTCCTGGCATTGGCCAAGTACACAATTACGAGCGCTACGCATCTCAGCAATCAAAACTTAAAGAACTGTTTTCGGCTAATGATCGCATTCTAGGATGGGTTGTGCGCCGAGGTGGATTTAAAAAAACCATGATTGCAGATGCACTATTTACTGTGCGTACCAATTGGCAGATACGAGGTTATATGAGCCTTGATGATGCTGCAGAGACCGAACTTTTGTTTAATGCTTTAGCTGATTTAGTGCAAGCTACTTTGGCTAATGACCCAACTTTTGGCATTGCTTCATGGGTACCAGATTATGAGTTTAAAGCGGATGAGGAGCCAGTGATGTTCTGCGGTGTGCTTTGCCATAACGTCAATATTAGTTTTGACACCGTGCACGAAGAGACCGCGACGATTGACGGCATGATTGATGGTGTGCTCGATGAGTTCTTGCGGCTAAGCGCGCAATACGACATTGAACCGCATGCCAGTGCTGCCGAGCATACCAAATGGAGCCAAGAGCCGCCTGACCATAGCACCAGCAAACCAGACTTAACCGACAACATAACCTTACAGGAGTAAGACATGGCAAAGCTACATCAACCAGTATTTGTAACACCAAAATCAGGGTTAAAGATTCGTAAAGAAAATGGTACCTACTTACCAGAAGGTGGCGACACTGTGATTCACAGTACCTATTGGGCGCGCCGCGAGAAAGATGGCGACGTGACACTAACAGACAAGTTGCCTACTGAACCAAAAACAAAAGGCGCTTAATCCGCGCAATCAATTAGGAGAACACCGTGGCAGATAACATTACCTTTTTAAGTATTCCAGATGACTGGCTAGTACCAGGCGCAAAGATTGAGATCGACCATAGCCGTGCAATTCGCGGTTTACCTGCTGTATCACATAGCATATTGATTCTTGGTCAACGCTTGAACACTGGTTCAGTAGCTGCAGGCGTTTTGTCAAAAATGACACGTAAAGAAGATGCGGTTAATTATTATGGCCGTGGCTCTATGATGGCTCAAATGACAGCGGCACTACTTAAAGTAAATCCGTACACTCAGCTTTATGGCCTAGCATTAGATGATTTGGAGGCTGGCGTAGCTGCTACAGGCACAATCACCATTACAGGCACGCCAACTGAATCTGGCACCTTGTATCTGCGTGTTGGTGGTCGCTCAGTGCCAGTTGGTATTACTGCAGCACAAACACCAACGCAGATTGCAACAGCAATAGCAGCTGCAATCAATGCTGATTTAGATGGTGCCGTGACCGCAGCAAGTGCTGCTGGCGTAGTTACACCTACGGCGCGCCACAAAGGCATTGAGGGCAACGGTATTGATCTGCGTGTGAACTATTACCCAGGTGAGGCTACACCTAAAGGCATTACTGTTGCTATTGGTGCTATGGCTGGTGGCACAGGTAACCCAGATGTAACTGCAGCAATCACCGCAATGAGCAACATTGCGCCTTACACCATTGTGATGCCTTGGAGTGACCCTGCAAACATGGCGCTGATGGAAGCCGAGCTGGAGCTACGATTCAGTGGTATGAATATGAAGCAAGGTCATGTGTTTACCTACAGATCAGGTAGCTATAGCGCACTTTCAACCTATGGCAGCGCTCGCAATAGCAAGCAGTCTTCATTCTTGGGTCTAAAAGGTTGCCCATCTTTGCCTTGGGTGAATATTGCTCAGTTTGCAGGTGCTGTTGAGTTCCGTGGTGCCATTGACCCAGCGCTACCATTCAAAGGGCTGTATTTGCCTGATGTAATGGCACCAGTTGAGACTGACCAGTTCTCGGAGCCTGAGCGCAACCTGCTGTTGCATGACGGCTGCAGTACGGTCACGTTTGATCAAGGTGGCAATTGCTACATTGAGCAGGTAATCACCACTTACCAAACCAATACATTTGGGATGGAAGACCGCAGCATGCTTAAACTGAACACTAAGTGGACAGCAGACTACATGCGCTTTGTGTTTGCCTATGACGTTGTCGCTACATTCCCTAATCACAAATTAGCTGGTGATGATGTGCTGGACCGTATTCAACCAGGGCAAAAAATCGCAACGCCTAAACTGATCAGGAACAACTCATTAATCCCTACGGCCATGCGCTTAGAGAAAGTTGGGTTGCTGGAGGATTTAGATCAGTTTATCAAAGAGTTAATTTGTGTGCGCTCTGATGTGGATAAAAACAGAGTAAACGCAATCTTGCCAACAAACCTAGTCAACCAGTTTGATGTATTTGCTGGCGCAGTTCAGTACATTCTTTAATGTTTTAAGTTCTTAATCAACCCTGAAAAAGCCGCCTAACCAGCGGTTTTTTTACGCCTAAAGTTTTAATACTCGTTAATGTAGCAGGCCATCCAAAGCCATTATCCTGACTCAAATTGATCAAAGGAGATTCAACATGGCAACGGTATTCGGACGTGCGTTTATTACCATTGGCGGTAGACGTTACAACACAAAAGAAGGCGCTACATTAAAGCTCGGCGGCATTGCGCGTGAGCCAGTTGTTGGTGATAGTGGTTTGGCTGGCTCACAGGAGAAAATTGAAGCGGGCCAGATTGAATGCACCATCATCGCCACCAGTGATGTCAGTGTGACAGACATACAAGCGATTAAAGATGCCAACGTAAGCTTTGACTGCGATAACGGCAAAAGCTACGTTTCATCAGATGCTTTTAATGGGCCAGTGCCAGATTTATCACGCGATGGCATTAAAGCAACAATCTACGGCACATTTAAGGAGGTTTGATCATGGCAAATGAATTGATGGAGTCTCAACCAGAGCAAGTTTCTGCCGCAACTAAAGTGAAAGATAAAACACCTGCATTTGCAAAACCAATCACCATAGCTGGCGTGAACTATACACATTTCAAATTACGTGAATCAACCGTTGACGACATGTTTGAATCTGAAATGGAGCTAGCACGTATTGGCGGCGGTACACATACGCCTTTAATATTTAATGGTGAAATGATGACTCGCCAACTCCTGCAAGTCAGCAATGCTCAAGGCGGCACGTTTGAAGGCCCTTTTACAATGAACATGCTGAAAAGCTGGGGAACGAGAAACTACCGCGCTCTGCGTAACGCACAGATTGAGGTAGACCTGCTGGGGGAAGACGTGCAGAGCGAGTAAAAGGTGCGTTAGATAGCATTCTCTTAATCGCTCTAAAAACAGGCTGGTCAAGAGCCGAAATCAAAGCCTTGACCCTGCCTGAATTTAACCACTACTTAGATAGATTGACGCAAAAAAATGAACCGTGATTTAACCTTAGCCATGAAGTTATCAGCAGATGCCAGCCGTATGGTGGCTGGTTTTCTCAATGGCGAGCGTGGCGTACGTAAATTCAGTAGCGTTGCCAAGCGTGAGTTTGAGTCTATTAAAAATAGTGTGAGCTCAGTCGAGGGCAAGCTTGCCTCTTTGGGGGTGACAATTGGTGTAACGGCCAGCATTATGCAGTCTGCTAGGCTTGATAAAAGCCTGACGCAAATCGGGCAAACGGCTGGCGAAAGTGAGGCCGATGTAGTTGGGTTGCGTAAAGAACTATTCCGTATGAGCCTGGAAACTGGCCAAGGCGTAGATGATTTAAAAGATGGTTTCAATAATGCCGTACAGTCAGGCTTACGCTTCAAAGAAGCGTTGCCTGTACTTGATGCCACAAATAAGGCAATGGCCGTCACTGGCGCGAGTGCAGATGTTTTGACAGCAAGCCTCACTGTCGCTGGAACAGCATATCAATTCGACCTTACCCAGCCGAATAAGGCACTCAATATTCTTGATCAAATGACCGTAGCAGGCCGTCTTGGCAATGCAGAACTTGAGAATTTATCAAGCATATTTGCACGGGTGGGTCCAGGTGCTGCAAGTGCAGGGTTGGGGTTTAATCAAACACTTGGATTTATTGAAGGGTTATCAAAAATAGAGCGCCAGCCTGAGAGATTAGCAACCTTGGCAGATAGTACGCTACGACTATTTAATAATCTTAGATATATGAAAGATGCACAAAAGGCGACAGGCGTTAAATTCTTCAATGTTGATGGTAGTCGCCGCGATGCAATGACAGTAATCGGTGACATAAAAAAGCAATATGACAAGTTAGGCACAGAAAAAGAGCGTGCATTATTTGTTCAAAAAGCTTTTGGTCAAGCCGACCTTGACACCATTAAAGGCATGCGAGTGCTTTTGTCTGGTGACATGCTTAATACAATTAAAGGATTTTCAAAAGAAATTGAACAGGCAGGAGGTACATTAGAGCGCGATTTGCCTAAAGCAATCAGTAACTCAGTTGATCAGGTTGGCCGTTTAAAAACCGCACTAAGAAGCGCTGCAGATGACTTTGCTCAACCAATTAATGATGTTATAGCTAACTCTGCTAAAAAACTTTTAGACAAAAAAGAAGACGGTGGCATGGGGATGGACGGCAAGGACTTGATGCTTGCTGGTGGTGGCGCT